TATCCAGAAAAGGAAACTAGAATGAAAGACACATGGGGATATCATCTTCTACTTGATTGTACTGCAGGTGATAAAGCACTTATTGGTTCTAAAGAAAACGTATATAAGTTTATTAAAGAGTTGGTAGTTGCTATTGACATGGTTGCATTTGGTGAACCTTGGATTGAGTCGTTTGCTACTCATGATCCTACTAAATCTGGGCTTTCATTCTGTCAGATGATTGAGACATCAAACATTACTGGTCATTTTGTTGACTCAAACGGTAATTTTTATATTGATGTTTTTTCTTGTAAGCCATTTAATAATGATACAGTAATAGAAACAGTAGACAAGTATTTTAAACCAGAAAAAGTTCGTATGCATTATATTTCACGTGATGCTTAATAATTGACGCGGGGTAGCGCAGAGGAAGAGCGTCGGACTCTGAAAATATATAAATAGTGTAGGAGGAGTTAATATGTTCTACACTGTTTACAAAATAACTAATATTATTAATAATAAAATTTATATTGGTAAGCATCAAACATTGGATTTAGAAGATAATTACTTTGGATCAGGTAAAGCTCTTAAAGATGCAGTTAAAAAGTATGGTAAAGATTTTTTTGTGAAAGAAATATTGTTTATATTTGATAATGAAAAAGATATGAATCTGAAAGAAAAAGAGCTTATTACTGAAGAATTTATTTTAAGAAAAGATACCTACAACATGGGTATAGGAGGTGAAGGTGGTCCACATTTTAAAAATAAAACACATTCATCTGCTACTAAACAAATTATAAAACAAAAACGTAAATTACAAATAATAACAGAACAAACCAAACAAAAAATTAGTATTAATAATAAATTAACAAACAAATCTAGAGGTGAAAAAGTTTCTCTTGCTCTTAAAGGTAAACCTAAATCTGAAGAGACTAAAAGAAAAATAAGAGAGACAATGTTGGCTCGCCGCGCGGTGGTGAAATAGAATCACAGAGGACTCATAATCCTCAGTTTTAGGTGCAACTCCTAACTGCGCAACCATCAAGGTGTTAGTATGAAAGTTACACTCGGTAAATACCCTAAGAAATTAAATGCTGAACGTAAAATATCAATAAAGATAGATCCTTGGGATACTTGGTCTATGGATCACACTTTATCTTTAATCATTCATCCATTACTTATCCAGCTTAAAAATACAACTCATGGTTCACCCTTAGTTGATGATGAAGATGTTCCTGAAGAACTTCGTTCTACATCTGCCCCTCCTAAAGAAAAGGAATGGGATACAGATGATAATCATCACAAAAGATGGGAATGGGCATTAGATGAAATGATATGGGCATTTGCTCAAAAAATAGATGATCGTGCAGAAGATCAGTTTCATACTGGTAAAGTAGATATTAAGTTTGATAAAGTTAATATTGATGGTGAAGACTTGTATGAAATGGTAAAAGGTCCAAACGATACTCATGTATTTGATCGAGAAGGGTGGGAGAAATGGAATGAGCGCAAACGTAACGGGTTCAGACTCTTTGGTAAGTACTTCGAGTCACTCTGGGACTGAAGCATATAATTATTCAGTGGATTATATGAAGAAGGCAGCCTTTCATAATGAGTTGCAGCGACTTGAATCTTTTCCTGAATTGATTGAAAATTCTGTTGACCGAAATATAATTTTATGTTATCTTAAAGATAGAATTGATCAAATAACTAAAAGGTACAAGTAATATGGCTTATATTACAAAGACAGTAGATGTTGACATTGATTACGATGTTGATGATTTTTCTGATGACGAACTTATCGATGAACTAGAAGATCGTGGTTATCGTGTATATCAAAGAGGTTCTAAGAATCAACAAAGTCTTTTAGAAGCATTAGAAGCTGACGGGTACGAAATTCGTAAACCAGGCACTTCAAGATCAGAAATAGAAGACACTTTAAATAAGCTTTACGACCTCTATAAAGATAAGAATATGTCACGTCTTTTTGAAAATGAACTTAAGAAGACGTTTCGTCAATACTTGAATATAAACGTTTATTGAATGGTCTCTTAGCTCAGCTGGACAGAGCAACAAATTACATTTTATATAAATACTTCTATGCGGACGTAGCCGAGGAGAGCTTCTACCTCTTTACACGTAACTGGAGCTGCAAATGGGGGTTCGAATCCCTCCGTCCGCGCCACAAGGTATTTTTAAATGTCCAAAACACTATGCAACAAATGTAATAATTATTTTACTAATAAATCTGGTAATTTTAAACGTCATTTTTTAGTGTGTGATGGAAATTATACCTCATCTATTAATAGAGGTATTTGTAAACACTGTAATATTAAATTTGATTTAAGCGATAAACCAAAGGGGTGGATGGCAAATCATAGTAGATGGTGTGATTTAAATCCTAAAAAATTTGTTTCAAATAATATTAAATTTATGCAAACACCTGAATCTAGATTTAAAGCTTCGGAAGGTATTAAAAAGGCCTGGAAAGAGGGTAGATATGAACATGTTAACCATAAAACTTTTTTAGGCAAAACACATTCTGAAAATTCTAAAAAATTAATGAGTGAGAGTGCACTTAAATCAAAACACAGAAGAATATTAAAATCAACTAGAAAATATATTTGCAAAGATGGAAATGAGATATTATTAGATTCTTCCTGGGAAGAATGTTTAGCAAAAAGATTAGATTATTTGAACATTAAATGGGAAAGACCTAAAATACCTATACAATGGTGTGATAAAAAAGGTATTTTTCATAATTATTTCCCAGATTTTTATTTAATAGATTTCAATATTTACCTTGATCCTAAAAATGATATAGTTTATAATAAAACAATAGATAAAATAGAAGCTCTTAAAAATATATTACCTAATCTTATTATCTTAAGATCTTTAGAAGAATGTGAAAAATTTAATATAAAGTCCGCATGATGTAACGGTAGCCATGAGAGACTTAAAATCTCTTGCCTAGTGCGTCCCAGTTCGAGTCTGGGTGCGGACACCATTTTTTATAGGATTAATATTATGGCTAAATTTATTAAATTAACTAATGATGTTGACGCTCACAAGGGTAGTCCAATCTACATTAATATAAATCATATTACTGCAATTTACGATGCGCCTGTATCCCAGGGTGGCAGCTTAAAAACTTTTGTGTTTGGTGGTCATACTGGTGTACAATGGGAGGTAGAACAATCTCCTAAAGAAGTTATTAATATGATTGAGGATGCACAAAATGATTAAAGAGTATCAAGTTAAGAAAAAACCATTTGTACAAAAAGCAATTCAATATACTAGAGAATTGACAGATGAAGAACTAAGGCGTTGGACTGATAACAAAGCGTTTATTTCACATCTTGATCGTGAAGATGAGCCTTGCGTCATGATACTTACATTGGAAGGTGCTATGAAAGCATACTATGGTGATTGGATTATTGAAGGAGTGAATGGCGAATTTTATCCAATCAAAGAAAGTATTATGTATAAGACATATGATTTTCTATGATTGATGGTTTACTTCCCAATCAAAATTTAATACATTCTTTTGACTGAAATTGTTGGATTGGTATCTTTCAGTTACAAATTGTATTAATTGTTCCAATTTATTATACGATTCAATTGGTTGCCAATATAATCTTTCATTGGGATCATCATATTTTGTTTTTTGCAATTGTTCTGTTAATACCCTTCCTCTTCTTTTCCTATAAGGTGACATCATTTCTTTTCCAATTTCAATTACATTATAATGCTGAAAAAAATATTCAAACAATATTCTATCACCAAAATGAATATTAACAAACTCCTCATCGTAACCTTTACAAGACCAAAATGTATCTTTGTGAATTAAAAAAACATTTGGATATAGTAATATGATATTATTTTTATTATAGGTAATTATTTTTTCTAGGTTTATTTGCGATAGATCGTAATCTAAATCGATAAGAAAGTTCCAATCAGTTTTAGTTAAATTCATAGCAAGATTTCTTGCTCCGTGAGAATTAAATCCTAGATCTTGTTTTATTGTTGCTATTGTTATGTTTTCTAGATCGTAATCGTCTAACTGTTGATGTAACGGATTGTCTTGAGATCCATCATCAACTATAATCATTTTAATATCAGGATATATATTTCTAAGTGAGATAAAATCTTCTAATCTTCTTTTTAGAAACACAATTTCTCTTGGTGACTTATCATAGTATGAACTAATAATAGTGAGGATCATATAACAATGCCAGTTAAAGTTATTGCCTATACAAGAATGGCGAACGAACAAGACGATTTAAATTCTGAAGATTTAATTGCTTATACTGCAAGAGTTTCCAATCCATCAAATCAAAGCAATTTTCAAACTTCATCTAAACTTTTAAAATATTTAGTTAACAATAAACATTGGTCACCATTTGAGATGGCAAATGTTGTTATGGAGATTGAGACAACTCGTGATATCGCTAGACAAATTCTACGCCACCGTTCATTCTCTTTCCAAGAATTTAGCCAAAGATATGCGGACCCGACAAAAGACCTCGGATTCACAACTCGTGAAGCGCGTCTCCAAGATT